TGAAATTACTACAGGTGAAACTTGGGATGCCGCTACTGATTACTGGGATGTTGGATCAAGCACATGGGGTACAAGAACATACGATAACGTAAAAGAAAACCTTGTATTTTGTGATGTTTCTAATACAAAGGTATACCGTGACGACTTTGGCAACAAAAAAGATACGACCAACATGACATCGTATATTGAACGTACTGGGCTTGATCTGAACAATCCGCAGTCAGTTAAGTTTGTATCTGCTGTATATCCGCAGATTGATGTAACAGGTAACAACACGGTTAACGTATATGTAGGTAGACAGATGGCTCCAGAAGATGCCGTGACTTGGGAAGGGCCGATACTATTTGATCCTAACACGCAGTCTAAAGTGTCTTGCCGAGTAAGTGGTAAATACTTTGGCATTAAAGTAGAGTCAACCAGCGACATTGATTGGAAGTTACATGGTGTAGCGTTTGAGGTACAAGAGCGTGGTATACGAGGCATAAGATCGTATGGCTAATGCGCCGTCAAAGGTAGTAAAGTCTGTAAACCGCTGGACTCCTAACCCCGCTCCAATAAGTAACGAGAATCTATCAGACTATCTATATCACGAACTTAACAGGCTGTCAGATGTTATCTTTAACATCGACGTTATGCGTCTTGAAAAGACTCATCGTGACCCATCTGATAATAATGGCAAGCCTAGAGATGGAGATATTCGTTATTCTGATGGATCAGATTGGAACGCCGGTCAAGGCAAAAACCTATACTATTTTGATGGGACTAACTGGATAGCCTTTGCAGGAGGAAGTGGATCAGGCTCTTACGCAGAGTTTTTTGACACTTCACAACAAACGGTTGCTTCAATTAATACCGCTTATCCTATAACTTGGAATGGTACAGACGTTACTGATGGCGTTTCTTTGAATGTTTCTGATACGTCTAAAATGGAGTTTACTTACAGCGGCGTTTACAATATAGATATGTCTGCCACAATTCATTCTACTAGTGCTAGTTCAAAAGATGTGTGGATATGGCCTAGAATCGATGGCGTTGATGTTGCCAACTCTTCTTCTATGGTTAACTCTTTAGATACAAATAACCACAGGCAAACTATAAATAGATCGGGTTTATTTTCTATAACCTCTGGACAGTATTTGCAGTGGATGTGGGCTACTAATGATTTAAATTTAGACCTGCATGGGACAGCGGCTAGTGCTTTTGGCCCTGCTGTACCAAGCGCAACGGTTACTATAGTCCAAGTGGATCAATAAAAAATTTAACCATGAAAAAGATTCTAGCATTACTGGTAGCCGCTATAGTCAGCACTGCTGTAATAAGTGATTATAAATCTACCTTTCTGATTAATGGCGCTGAGTACAGCACGTTGTCATGGCTGGCCCCCGATACGGCCACGGAGAAATGGACGTTAGCGACTTTAAACAAAATCATTAACAATGGAGATACCTACGCCGATGTCATGGCGAGAAGTACCGCCAAAGACTTTGGATATGTAAATGGGATTGATAGGGATTATTGGCGCAACCGCCTTAACAGGTTGCGTAGTAGCGGCATACAGCCCGTCTTATGGCTCGTTTCAGACGATTCTCCAGATGTTTATAAACTGGGTTTACAGAATCAGATTGATTACCAAAATCAAGTTGTTGATGCGGTTGACGATCTTGTTAGCCATTATGTTGTTTGTCTTGAGTGCGATGAATATTACAGTGCTGGGCAGGTTAACACTCTTATAAAAGAGTTACGCAAGAAAGGAGTTAACAAGCCTATTGGTGTTCACCTTAGCCCCGGAGTTAAACCAGAATACTATGCAGAAGCAGACGTTATTTATTTGCAAACAGGGTTTAATCTAAGTGAGGAACAATTTAGGAAAGAGATTGAGAAAGCCCTTACAATTGGAAAACCAGTTGTCGTATCTGAGTACCACATGGACGGAACGACAGCAAGAGCAAGAGCGTTTGGAGACATCGCTTGCTCATATGCGGGAGTTGTGGGAACAGGAAATGGAAGAGGAACAGCAGTCTGCGGAAGCCTTGTATCGCAGGTAGAAAAAAAGAATGAGTGGGATCGCATACAAGAGTTTGCTAAAAAGAATGAAGTAGGGTTGATGATGTTTGCTGTACTGTTAGTGGCCGCATACGATAAGTTTGGATTTGATGAACCACTACCGTTTATGGTGAGGTATAACTTTAGCGATAATGGGTATAGCGTAATGCTATTAAAACCTATTACTGACGACTTAGACGCAGGTGTAACTTACGATAATAGCGGCG